TTGACCTGATAGCTGGCATTCCCCTGCCAGAAGCCTCCCCAAGAGTTAGTGTTTACGTTGTAGACTAGCAGGGCATTGTTGTCTGAACTGCTATCGAGCGGAACAGAAAGCAGATAGTTGCCTCCCCAGAATGTTGCTGCAGCCTTCTGCACTGCTGCACTCCAGTTAATCCGATCAATCAGATCCTGAATCGGGTAGCTGATCACGCCGGCTGTATCGGCTACCATCTCCTCTGCCATTGTGCGCTTGAGGCTCCTTACTCCGTCCCGGCTCAAGTAAAGAAGATCCTCCCCTACCTGTGCCACTGCCCTGTGGCTTATAGCTCCTGATTTGTTGCTAACCTGCCGGATCGTGAAGGTGCTGGTAGCGTTGCCGGCTGAAGCTGCCGCTGCTGTCAGTGGGTTGGTGTCCACCACATAAACACTACTCTCACAGAAGACTACTACGTTAGTGCCTACCCAAGAGTACATTCCCGTCACAGTTTCGGCTCCTGTGCCTACTTTGAAGGGGTTGATAGTAGTTCCCCCGGTAGTGAACAGAGTGCTCGTAGAAGCTAAATTTGGGAGGATAGTGCTAACAAAAATCTGGTTGCCACTGGGATCGTAAGCGAACACTCGCCCAGAGTTTGCTATCAGGTACTTTGCATCTGCCGGGTAGGTTGTATCTGTGCTAACCGTTTTCACCCAAGCCCCGCCAGAATACTTTAACTCGAAAATCTTGTTGCTGCTGCTGTCGCTGCTCCAATACATCTTATCAGCAATCTGACACATATACGCAGGAGTCGATGCTGGATCCAGAGAGCCGGCTACTGCACTGATTGCTGTGACTGTGCCGTTGCTCTCGATCTCGTAGAGACTGCCGTTTACTGCAGCTATCAATCTCTCTCTACTGTCGGAATCAAAGAAGTGCAGCGTCTGCACGTTGGTGCTGCTGCTTGTGCTACCTAGAAGGTTGGCAAATCTGTGGAAGCCCCTGCGAGTCTTGAGTACCCCGTTGATCTCAGGAGCCAGATCCTTGATCAGTTCAGCCTGTGACTCGTTGAGAAGGTTCTCTCTGAAGTTGGAGACTTGGCCGCCTATGAAGCTGGCTTGCCTGTCGTACAGCAGCGTATCGTCAAGAGCATCATTGAAATAGACAGGCATCTCTAAAAGCTAAAGTCATTTCGGGTATAGGCTCCTGAGAGATCCTCTGGAGTGATCCTCATTACTTTAGCTGTTTGATTTGTTTCTGCGTCTCTCGCCACTGCCAGCAACCTATCGCCCTCACCTGTTTCAAGCTGGGCTTTGCCGTACTGCCGCTGACGCTTTAGCATATCAGCAGTGCCGTACTTGATCAGTGCGTTATCTATCCCGCTGATCATAGGGGCATCAGTGTCAGCCACTAGAGGCCGGATCTTCTTCTTGCCCAAGATCGTCAACTGGATTGGCTCTGCCTGATCGAACTCTGGGCGGTTGTACAACCTGACCCTCTGGAACTCGCTCTTGGTTTCCCAAGCGTTCCAGTAAAATTTATTATAGCCGGTAATGTTCTTTACGATGATTGTGTCAGCCGTCTCCTCCTTACTCAGTGAGGTAATCTCTGAGTAGCTCTCGAAAGTGACATTCACCGAAGGGCTGGCTGCCAGTGTTACCGTCTCCTTGTAGATCCGATTAGGATCACCTTTCAGCCGGCCAACTACTTCGACCTTCTTCCCAGCATCTGCAGCATCAACTGTTTCAAAGTAAAGACTGCCGTTAACGAGATCAAAATTAATACCCACACTGGAAACAGGAGAAAATTTAGTAGCAGTTCCTTTTTCGTTAATTGATGTCGGATCCTGCATAAACTGGGTGATGATCTCGGAGGGGATAAGTTCTTCATCGTCTGCTGTGATTGCCAAGACGTTGGCAATGTTCTGGGGCATCACCACTGTGTCACCGTAACCGGAGGCGTAGGCTGTTGCTGCTGCTCCTGTGCCGGATCCTCCTGTGAAGGTGACTGTAGGATTATCCTCGTAGTTCTGACCGGGATTGGTAAGGACTACCTCCCCCACTGAATCGTTGAATAGCTTGGCTGTGGCTGTTGCACTGCTACCTGTTGAACTCGTAAAGCCAACAGTAGGGGCTGCTGTGTAACCACTGCCGCCGTTAGTGACCTCGATGTAAACGATCCTACCGTCCGGCTGCATCGTCACCCTGTCCACTTCCAAGCTCTCCCTCCAGAGTGCTGAATCGTAGATCAGTTGATGATGCTGTCGAACGTACTCCTTGCATCTGGTGACGCTGGTGCTGTCAGTTTTACCAACCAGATTACATACGTAGTTCGCTATTTCGAGAAGTGTCATTAGCCAAGTCCAAATACTAGGATTTTACAAACCTGTGGGGTCTGCAAATCCGATCCGTCACTCGCTTCTCGCAATGTGACTCGAAAGCCGCTTGTAGTTTTATTATCTACATAAGGCCAACAGGCTTCCCCCCCGCTTCCTGTGGCTTTTGAGACTGCGTTTGTAACCAGAACGATATAATCGTCTGAAGGTGCAGCGTCTGAAAAATTAAATTCAATTACGCCTTGGCTAGCCACTATCGGAACCAGAACCAATCTGCTGCCGTTCGTCCAAGTTGTAGGAGTTGTTCCTGAAGCCACAAACTGCTGACCAGTTGCATTTGAAGAAGCTCCTACGTTGGTAAAATCGTCTCCACTCTTGTATTCTATTATCTTGTACTTCTTTGCACTTGTAAGTGTTCCAGAAGATTGCTCTGTACCAATGTTGTAAGAATTATCTAAGGAGAAATTACCTGTGCTTGCTGTGTAAAGAAAAGAGCTGCTTATGCTTGCCCAAGCCTTTGCAAATATAGGGCAGTTAATTGCCTGCGTAGGTGTAAGGGCATCCTCTACCACTGTAGCGTTAAAGGGATCCGTTACTGCAGCCCCACTGGCTACTCTCAAAACACCTGTGGCTGCTGTTGAAGCCGGCAGGCTCTGCAGGAGCTTCTTGGGGGCAATCTGCTTCAGTGATGCAACAGAGGCAGATACCCCATCAGCGTCATAGATCAGCAGCCTATCGTTATCATCGTGTACGTCAGTGGCTGCTGCTACAGTGTCCCAATCTGATACTGCCGTAGTGTGCAGCCTCAGCTTTGCCGCTGTGTTGTTGGTGACATCTGCATTGCTGCTGTTGACCAGCTTGAACTGGCTGGCTTCTACAGCGTTGATGCTGTCGCTTGTGCCTACCAGCATCTTAGAGGATCCGTTTGTTCCTCCCCCTATCATTGCCAAGTCACTAGCGTCTCCTGTGCTGTTGGTTGCCCTGACCTTAACAGTCTGGGATCCCATAGCCGCCAGCTTGGCGTTGCTTACTGCTCCGTCCCTTATTGTGCCGGTAGTCACCGGCTGAGGGGATGCAGTGCTGATCTTGTCAGCAGTTACAGCGTTCGTAGCTAATTCTGTGGAACCTATTGAGCCGGCTGTCACTGTGGCGTTGTCCACCAAGTTATTTAACTTGGCAGCCGTAACAGTGTTGCCTGTGGCAAAGGTTTCCCCTTTGGTCAAATAGGTTCCCATAGCTTACGCCTTTTTAGCTGCTGCCTTCTTCTTGGGTGCTGGTGTTGTGCTGCTGGCTGCCTCTGCGGCTGCCTCTGCGGCATCCTGTGTCTTGGCAATACCGTGACGCAGGAACAACGCAAGAATCGCAGGTACTGCTATCTGTAGCCCCTCTGTGATAGTTGCCTCACCTGTGGCCACCGAGGCGGCTACGGCTACCAAGGTCGTAATAGAGGCCCAAACTGTTTTGCTCTTTAACATCTTTATTATTCTTTCTTTAGTAATTGTTTAATCTTTAAAATCACATAAACAATACTCAAACCTGTGAGTACTATCTTTAAACCTAAGTCTATATTTATTGCCCAGTTCCCCACTCCTGCCGCTGAGACTGCAAGCACCTTTAAATCGTCGAAATTCACTCACCTGCTTCCTTCCCTATAAGCTCGAAATCTGCAAAGGGAGTATCAATCTCCAGCGTCTTAACCTTATCCAAATTGATGCAGCCAGTTAGCAGCACGCCAAAATAGGCAACTACCGCCAAGAAGATTATTAGGGTTATTTTATTCGTCCTCTGCACTTGTCAGCTCGATTCTCATTGGCCCCTTCTCACTACCTTTAGGCAGGTACTCCTCTCCCCCGTTAGTTGGTAGTTTCTTCTCCACTACAAGCTCCTTGAGCTGGCTGTTGGGAACTATCATCTTCGTCTGCCTGTCGGTGAGGAAAAACGTACAGGATGTGAGGCCCAGCCTTATCACCCTAGCCTGCCGGCCACTGATATAAAGGATCTCATCGTTCTCAAAGTTGCTCCCCCAAAAAACTAGAATCCCTTGTACGAAATTAAAAAGAACATCCTTAAAGAGCAGTGTTACAAAAGCGGCAACCAGCAGCCAACCGTAGTGTCCGATTGCCTGCTCTGCCAACTGATCAACATTTACCTGCTCTATTAGGTTTGTCATTCACTAGCTTCTTCTTCGGCCTCTTCTGCAGGTGCTTCTTCAGCAGGAGCCTCTGGAGCTTCTTCTGGTGCTCTAGTGAGGCCAAGCTGGGCCAAAGCTAAATCGCCAACATAGGTCGCATCGTCTTTGTCGCTGCCCCAGTTGTTCCAAGCATCGCCGGTCACGTTCAGCAGACCGGAGTAGAGCGGGTTCTGTCCCCACACTTCGTTGCCTTCCGCATCTGTGATTTTGCCAAATGCGGCTACCGAGAATTGCATTCCGAACTCCTGTGCGGAGTTCAGTTGGATTGCGACCTTCGACGCATTGAGTGTTGCCGTGGGTGTTACTGCTATCTCTATCATAAATTACTCCTCGCTAGATTCTTCTGCCACCGGTTCTGCTGTCGGTAGCGATTCGGTGTAAGCTGCCTTCACCTCGTCTGTCCAAAGCGAGTTAGCAACGGCTTGAACCCGCGCATCTTCGCCGCTTACGTCATCAGTTGGTGCGATAACGTGCCGATGAAAACTGCGGCTAATTTCGACTGTTGTGTCGCCTTCTGTTTTAGAAATCACGTTATCAGTTCGGACGCTTATCACGCCGTTCTCTGCCACGTTCATTTCTCCTGTGATTTGTGTTTCTGATAATGCCATTTGTTAAACTTGGTAAATGAATTGAACTCCGATGAAGTTACCCGTAGCCGCGCCAGCAGTCATATTTGCGACTGTCACGTTTTGGTTTAACTTCGAGTGTTGAATCATCGCAACGCTTGCCGCTTCAGAGATTTTGATGTTGCTGGGGTTGTTACTTGCGAAACCTTGTGAAATCGAAGTTACGCCAAATGCATACCCCGTACCTGTCACTGTTGCGGCTGGAAACGGCAACCCTCCTAGCATAAGCGACGCCGAGGTGGTCATTCCTGTGGTATCTACGTTTGTCGTTCGCATATGAACTGTGCAATGGCAGATGTTGCCAACCCGCACATAATGACCGTCTTGGAACCCGTAGGTTATTGCATTGAAATCACTACCGCTTGAGGGTTCATACTTTGGAGTAAATCGACCGACTTCGTAGTGTGAAAGCGTTGACGCATCAGCAGTCGCGCCGGTTGCGCTGGTGTTGGTTTGGCTGAACGCTATGCCATTGCTGAACGTGGCCAAGCCGGTGCTGGATATCGTTGTCGCAGTCGCACCATCGACCTTAAATTCTATTTGAGAACTAGCAGCATCGTCACCTGAGTCTGCTTCAAGAATCAGATTGCCGTTGTCGTTTGTCCGCATCACCGCATAAGGCGTGCCTGTCGCGCTGTCTCGCAGCGTGATTTCTGGCGCAGCACCGACTAAACCAAGCGTTGGGCCGCTTCCAATTGCGGCTAAACTGCCGGTTCCGATTTGCACGTTTCCGGTGCTGGATATCCGCATCCGCTCGTGAATATCGGAAGCCGCATCGGATGTGCTGAACGCTAAATAACCCGCGAAATTTGCGGTCGTTGCGTTTTCTTTTCGACCGGAAATTTGTGCAAAGTTTGCGCCGTTAGTTGACGAGGTTGTATGCCTTCCCCCAAGAGCGATTGAGCCGCCTTTGTTGATAGCAAAATCGTCATTTGTTTGGATGACAACATTCGCCTGTTCACCGGTTATTGCTTTGTCCGGGCCGATAAATCGAACCTCTGATAAATCGTCGGAAAGGTTGTTGGTAGTGCCGCTCGAAACGTGCAATTTCGCGCCGGGGGATACACCCACACCAACGCGACCGCTGGAGTCTATGTTGAGTAAATTGCTGCGCCCCGTAACGTCTGCGCCCGGTGATGTAAATTTTGCGGCCGATAGCCCAATGTCACTCACGATGAAACCAAAATTATTATTAGCATCATCGGCAAACGTCCCAGCCCCGCGAGTTAGCTTAATGCCGGAGTAATAACCGGCAGTTGATTTTGTCGCTAACCAAGCGTGATTTTCTGTTGAGTCGCCAGCTACTATATGCTGTCCGATTATTTGACCATCCACAGGAGTCGCCGCAGTAGTGCCGATTCGTGCTGAGACACTGTTAAGTTGCTTGATGACATTCGTCTGGGTGATCGTACCGTTCAGAGTACCGTCTTGGTTATTCGGGCCTCTGTCCTGAATGACTGTTGACTGTGTTGGATTAGCATAAGCGCAATCCAGATCGAGCAGCAGGTTGCTGACTAGTGCAGTTGGCACATCTGCCCGATCAAAGACGTTCTTGGCCTCGTCACTGCTCAGTAGTTTAGAGTAGGTTCGCAGTCTGTAGATGTTGCCTTTAAAGCCAAGAATATTAGGCAAGCCCACCACAGCAGGGTAGCCTCCCACTCCAATGTTTTCAGATGCTGATGCTGAAATATCAACAGACGCTACCTCTGCCCCGTTCCTAAACAGCACAGCGTTTGCGCTTCTGTCTGCCGAAACAACAAAATGAGTCGGTTTGTCAACATCGGCAGTTAGCGAAACGCCAAAGTCGTAGGTAGTTCCGGTTCCTGTTGAGTTAAAGAATATTAGGCTCAGGTTTCCATTACCTGAAACGTCCCACCTAATTACCGCTGCGCTTTTGGCCTGTGGGCTGGCCGGAGTTGTGTAGTCAGCACTAGATGTAAATATGTCAGAGTTTACTGCCTCTGCGTTCTGACTGATAACAAACTCAACACTGAAGTCAGCAGTGCCGAACCTGTTGGCCGCGACATCATTGCATTTGATTGAAGCAGAACTGGCCAACCTTAGCCCAGCACCGTCAACTGAGTTGACTAGGTTCGTGATTATCTCACTTCCTCCTCCACCTCCTCCACCGGAAGTGTTTACTATGTTGGCAATGCCCATCGCTATTCTCCTAGTCTGCCGCTGAAGGCAATGTTAACCTTACCCGTGCCACTTTTAGTGCAAAACGCTAACCCTCCAGTATAACCTGCAAATGTTATAACTCCCCCAGTGCCGTCCTCGTCAGAACTGCCTGCTGCTAATATTCCTGTGTATTTCCCGCTTGCAGTGTTGCAACTATTAGGCGCGTCATTCTGAAGTGTTAGTCTGTAGAAGACCGGAACAGTCCCTACGTTTTGCAACAGCAGAAATGCCGGAGAACACTCTGATCTTAAATCAGTGTTTACCGGTACAGTGCTGCTAGTCGTTACAGCTAACTCCTCGTTAGTTGTCGCGCCAAAATTGGCCAAAGCATCGTTCTGTCTACTCATCGTCTTATAAATTCCAAATTTTTTTCATTTGCCGCTTTGAGTAACGGCTTTTCCACCCCTTAGAGTTTAGCTCTGCAGACCTGCAAGCCTGCTTCACTTCCTGCTTCTGTGTGAGTGGTTTGTGTTGGCCTCCGAAGCTGAAACTTGTGGGTAACTCCACCTTGATCCACTTCTGGCCTCCTTCAGTAAAATCAACAAGATCAGGAGAGGCTAGGAACTCCCTAACCTCCCCCGTCTCGGTATTCTTATAATCAAGCAGTGGCATATACTGGGATCCAGTATTTCGTGCCGTTAACAGAAACGAGAACGCCCCCGCTTGCTGTGTTATTGGTTACGTTTACAGTGGTCAGTGGACTACTGCCGTCTTCTGCACTACCAGATATTTCTCCAGTGAACTTGATAAACTCTGTGGCTAAGTTAGCCCCAGAACCGTCTCCTATCACTTCGATCTCTATCGGCTTGGCATCTGCGTCACCGCCGTCTGTTTTTAGCATCCGGCCCCGTTGTGTGCTTCCTATGAATTTATCAGCCATAATTACATCATTCCTCCCTCAGCGTCGATTTTTACCATCTCTGCCATTAGTTCGTCGCGGCTTGGGCCTTCCTCCACTACTTCCTCCTTAACGGTTTCCTCTGGGTAAGCAGGTTCTCCGTTTACAGTCTCCATAGCGATCTCAAGCATATCACCGTCTTCACCTGATACAGTTCCCTCGATAGTGAAGGACACTGCATCACCTTGTTCCGGTGAGAGCATCTCACCGTCCTCTCCAGCCATCATTAAGCTGGCTGCTGGTATCATTACGTTTGGCATAAGTATAAACTGGGAGGGGAATTACCCCCTCCCAGTTGGTTAATCTTAGCTGTAGTTTGTACCACTGTAGACCTGAGCCAAAAACTTAGGCTGCAGGATCTTCTGACCGTAGTAGGTCTTGAAGCCAACAGTGGTGAGCTGTGCGAGCGGATCAGTCTTGTCCGGCCCCTGAGCGATCTGCATCTTCGGAGCGTAGGGGCTTTGAGAAGCCAGATCCACAGTACCGAAGGCTTGGTCACCAAAAACAAACGTGGAGTAAACCCCACCGGATCCGTTGTAAGTGACTCGCTTGGCAGCAGCAGCGCCGTGCTCAGTCTGATAGGCGTTGGTTGTTTCGATGCAGCGGATACCTGCATAGCGACCAACTTCACCCTTCATAATCGCATCAGGATCGCCGTAGTGGCGTGAGCTGATCCAATCAGAATCATTCTGCAAATCACGCAACACTCGCGGATCAGCAACGGCAGTGTAGTAGCCATTAGTGGTCGGAGCGTTGTTGACCTTCAGAGCCGTAGCTGTGTCCAGTAACTCCAAGCCCGTCATCACCTGCGAAGAGGTTGGGGCTGCAGAGTAGTAACCTGAAGCACCTGCGAATCGGCTGATCTTGTTGGATGTGATCGAAGTACCTCCGGTGATAGAAGTGTCATCACCCAAGGTATATGCGATCTTGGTATCCAAGTGCAGAGCTGCGTCCTGACCGTTGACAGTAGTAGCCTGCTCAAGGTGATTGAACAGTTCCTGTGCTGTCAGCAAGTCGGAGATACCAATCACCTGACCGTACTGGCTGAGTGTTACGTCAACATACTCAAGAGTCATTTCCTTGTACGCACCCTTGGCCCAAGCTGTGTTGGAGGTGTGACCGTCACCTTCGGAGAGGCTCTTGATGTCAGTGGTGTTTGGTTCTACATAACGAAAGAATCTCACACTGTTCTTTCCCGCCTTTTCTGGGAGAGCCTGCTTTTTAGCAAACTGTTCCAGAACGATGTTTTGAACTATCTGCTTGAGAAGTTCTTTACTAAAAAACGCTTGTAAACTGTTGGTTATACCAGTTGAAGCGGTATCGGTAATTCCTGCCATTGTTCTATATTATTTTTATAGGTTTATTACTGCACCCCGTTGATCGTGATCCTTCACCATCTTGAGCAGTTCGCTTCTTTGGCGTTCTGCTGTCATATCGTCGAAGGATTCCAATCTACCCGATTGGTCAACGGTTGTTCCGTTTAGTTGTAGTTTGCCGTTTAGCTCCTCGTTCTCTTTCTTGAGACGATTTACTTCGGCCTCCAAGTCATCCGCTTTCTTCGCTTTGAGAAACGCCTTGGCAGCTTCCACTGCATCGTTAATGCCCTCTGGGTAGGTTGCCAAAATCTTCTTTCGATCAAGCAGTTCAGAAGTGTATTGGTACAGTTCAGAGTCTTGATCCTTCAGTTCAGGATTATCCTTCACCTGCTGGCTCAAGTTAGCCTCCCATTGCTCCATAACAGTTCTCTGCGCGTTGAGAACTTCCTGCTGCTGTATCGTATCCCTAGCTGTCTGAGCTTTCTGTAGTGCTAACTCTGCAAGGTCATCGCGTCCTTCCTCCCGGTACTCCTTCGCGATCTGCTCGTAGTCATCTGGGGTGAATTGTGCGGCTTCCTTACGTTGCTGAATATCTGAAAACGCATCTGCTTTTTTAGCTTCAAGCTGCTGACGTTCTTCGGCCAACTTTGCTTGCTCTGCCTTTAATTCCTCTTTGGCAGCGTTTACTTCCTTCCAGCTCTTATTAGCCCTCTCTTGGCTCTTCTTAGCTCTGGTATACTTCGACTTTGGTTTCTCCTCAGAAGGCTCTTCTGGCGCGTCCTGTGGCTCAGGAGCTTCTTCCTTGGCTTTGTCTTCTACGTTGACCGTCTCGCTAGTTGGTTCCTCTGCTGCGTTGTCAGAGGTTGGGGTGCTCGCAGTGTCACTCGCGGGGGCGTTGCCGTCTATTTCGGCAATCTGCCCTAATAGCTGATCGCGTGTGATTTCTACCTCACCAGCTTGTACTGTACCTGTGTCAGACATAAATTTTTAGATCTTTCTAGGGTTCAATAACCAAGCTAGGTCATCTGTCACTCCCTCAGCTACCGGAGCCTTTTCTGGTTGTCTCACCATTAGCCCGTCGATAGATGCAAGAGCACCCTTAAATCCTCCAGCCCAACCTGCTTCATAAGTCAGGTTCGACTTGCCGCTCGAAATTAGTCTTTCCATCTGATGCAAGTGCAACTGTAAAAGTGAACCTTTTAACTTCACCCCTGTGGAGGAACTGAAGAAGGCTCTTAGTGCCTCAGTATCCTGATCAGTCCACTCCGGCGGCTGCGGGTATCCGTTGTTCCTGTTGAACGCCCTGAGCGTTCTCCATATCTGTGTTAGTCGCTTCATTTGCTGCTTGAGCTGCCTGCTCAAAAAACTCGTTTAGATCCCGCTCGATCTCTCTGCCGGCTTTGGGATCCTTTTCCTTCAACTGCGTAACGTGTGCAGCCAAATGTTGCTGTAGCATCTGCCCCTCTATCGGCTCAGGTGCTGCTCCTTCTGCAGCTCGTTGCTGGATGTACTGCATCACCGTTTGGATATGCACCAAATCATCATCAGCCGGCTTGACTTGTGCCGGGAAGCCCAGCCTTAGTATGCCGATCTCTTCGGCCTGCTGTTCAGCCTGATCAGACGCTTGTATATCTGGATCCTGAAAGAGTCTCTTGACCAGTGTCGCGTCATCAGCTTCCAGCACCGACTTCCTGAGTTGGCTCTGATTGATAAAGGGATCATTGTTGAACATCTGCAGGCGATTCATTGCCTTGTTAAACAGAAATTGCTTGTTAACCCCATCAGCGGATCCGGTTGGCTGGATCGTATAGTTCTGCCCCAGTGCCTCCTGTGGGATCTCCTGTGCAGTGTCCAGATACCAGTAGTTTAGATCTGTTGAATCGTACTGCTGCAGCAGGCTCCAGCTCATCCGGTACAGCTTGCCCAAGGCAATGCGGAAGATCCGCATCCTCAAGTCTGTACTCTGCTGGTACAGGCTGCTCACTGCCTCGACCTCTGTGGCTGTTCTGCGCTCTGGAAAGGCAAGCGTCTGGTTCAGCCCAAAGTCCGGCGTGCTGATCCTTTGCTGGGCAATCTCCCGCATCAGGTTCATCTGCTGATCAAAGCTGATTGGAGGGGATTGCTGTGCTACCGGCTGGATGTCGTAGGGCAGGATCTGCCCCGGTGACATTCGGATATTGCCGGCGTTGGGGATCTCTCTGCTGGTACGGTACAGAGGCTGATTGAAGAGAGTCATTGCGTCATTCTTCTCGTTCAACAGCTTGCAAAGCTGTGCCTCAAATACAGCTACCTGTTCCACTACTCCCCGGCTGCTGTAATAACCGGCATCCTTAATCTCGTAAGGGAAAGCGACAAAGGGAGGCTTGCCGTGATTATACGGGATCTTCATCACAGGACGCAGATTCAGATCCGGCTGTGTAGGTGAGTAGGTGCAGATCCTCCACTCCCCTGATTCCTCGCAGCGATAGTAAACCTCCCAGACGATGATCCGGCCCTTGCTGTCGAAGGTTAAACCTTCCCGCTGGTACTTGATCTCTCTGGTTGTTAGATCCCCAGACTCTTCATCGTAGCTGCCAATAATCTGCTCCAGCACTTCAGGATCCTGATCCAGAGTCTTGTTACGCTTGTAAGCCTCCACTGTGTAGGTGCTCACCTGCGTGATCCTGTCAGCCGTCTCCAAGCTCCTAGTGTTGGGGGGAACAATCAGATGCTGAGGATCTACAGCGTAGTAATCGAGGCAGCCCTTGTGGTGATTCCAAATCACCTTCATCAACCCCGTACCACTTACCAGTGTGCTGTCGATCACAGTGAGGATCTCAGTCTCCAGATTGCTCTTCTGCTTGAGGCGGTGATCAAACCACTGCGCTGCCGCAGTGGTTAGCTCTGCCACCTGTGGGCTGTTGGGGATAAAGCTGGCTACCAGATCAGTAGCGAATAGCTGCTGAAAATAGTGGGGCTTGAGTTTCTCGATGATTGAGTCACTCAGCGGAAAGTGAACATCTGAGGCAGTTGGCCACGGCTTCGTCTTGCGACGAAGACCGTGATGCCTCATCTCGTAAAACATCCTCTGACGAGTGTCCCAGAGGCTGCGATCTGCCAGATCCTGCAGGACGCTGGCGTTTAATTTTTCTCTGTGCATTTATTTGTCCGCATCTCCGGCGGCAACAGCCTCCAGTGATAAAACTGTCTGGTGCATCTGCAGCACGCCGATGATCGTTGCGTAATTCAGCTCAAACTCCTGCGCGTACCTGTCTATCAGTTTCGCCAGATCCTGACTGAATGCTGTTGCTTGTGCTTCTGGAGACATAAAAAAAGCCGCCCCCTCAGAAAAAGGGGACGGCTACACAGATATGTCAACCGACAATCAGAACCTCTTCAGACCGCAGTCAACACAGCCACTCTAGGCAATAGCTTCAATTTCACAAAACAACTTTTGCACTTTCTCCTTCAGCTCCTCCAAGCCTTCGTTGTTGTTGATTGTGTAATCGTAGCCATCAAAGTCTTTCAGGGCGTTCTCTGAGCTGTGTGAATCCTGCAGCCCTGTGTCTCTCTGTACGTTTACCAGAACGCCCCTGCTTCGGATAAAGTGGGCTTCATTGGGATACCTGACATCGGTGATTACAGTGATCTGCTTGTTCTCGTAGTTGTATCTCACTTTATCAAACATCTGATCTATCCAGTAGGATTTACCGAAGTAGTGCCGGCAGTAGTCTGCCCCGTACCACTGCAGCATAGGGCGAAACCTCTCCTTGTCCTGCTCGATCATCTCCACCTTGACCTTCAGCATCTCAGCAACCTCCTGCTTGAGGTTGTCAGCAAATGCCTCCCGCTTGAGCCGGCCCTTTCTGGTGATCTCCTGCATAAGCCGGCAGACCGTATCCTTACCGCTTCGCTTGGTTCCGCTCAGTCCGATTATTTGCATCCAGCTCACTCCACTGCTTTCTCGATCTCATACTCTAGATCTATAATCACCTCCAGAGTGTCCTCTACAAACTGCCGGCCTTCAGGGCTGCTCTTCATCGCGTCCCTGAATCCCTTCGGGTTCCCCTCGATCAGGGTCTTCGTGTTGTCCAACTGAATCGGGGTCTTGCAGCCACTTGTCAAGACGGCTGCGCTTATCAGACCGACGATCAGCAGCCTGCTTCTGTATCTGTGTTTTTTCTGTTTCTTTTGCATAACCAAAAGCCTCTTTCAGTATCTCCAGTATTACTCTAATTATCCCTATCATCCTGTGTTGATCCCCATTGAATTGATTAGTTGATTCTCTCCACTCAGCTCCAGCAGCCCCTCCTCAAATATATCCTCTAGAGTGGCCTGCCTTGGCCCCTCCTGCATTAGAAACTCCGAA